TGCGGCATCCACAGATAATCAGGATATGCTGTGTAGTTGTTGTTCGCTTGGAACACTTCAACCAATTTACCAGCAAAAGCATTGATTTGAGCAACTGTCATTTCAGACACTTTCGCAGTAACCGCAGTTGTGTTCACAGTAACATCGGCGAGGTTCAAGGCACCTTTCAAAGCACCATCGGCAGAACCTAAGAACACAGTCTTCTGCAAACCCAAATCCCAGTTCTTTTTACGGGATTTTTCTTTAGCAGCAACAATGTCCCACACACCAGTCCGAGAAGCTTCAGCAATTTCAGGTAAAGACCAAGAAAGTTCTTTAGCCCAAGTTTTCACAGGAATTGTCAAAGCATCAACAGCAGCATCAGTTGTTGCCAACCGAGTACCATTACCTTGGTCAATGTAACCTTTTTCAAAGTCACCGCCCGTTACGAAAGAACGGAAAGCAGTGATGTTGGAAGCCCAAGCAGTACCTTCTCCAACACGAGTCGGAACGTAATCTGCAAACGGGATTTCATAGAATTTTTGTTCGGCAACCGTTTTTAAAACAGCAGTCAGAGTTGTCACATCAATGTTGTAACCATATTGATGAGCAGCCGCATTCGTCAGCATATCAGCTTGAGAAAGTTCTTGGTCTGTCAACAAAGACGCAGCTTCAACACGTTCACCTTTAGAATTTAAAATCAAACTCATTTTATTTCTCCTTATTACGAATTAGCAGTTAAAGCCACAGGAGCAGTAATCCGAACACGGATTAAGTCCCCTTGAGCAGAAGCCGATTCCATAGAATATCCAATGATGGACTTCGAAGCACCAGCTTTAGCAATACGAACATTCGTCAAGTCAGCGACATTTACAGCCACGCCAGCATCAATAGAAGTATTGGCTTCCATATACATAACATCGTTAGCATACGAAACTTCAACCATATCACCAGCGGCGTATTCGGCTTTTTTCGCTGTCCATTTGACAAAACCCATAACCACAGTACCGACAGAAGCTTTCACAAAATGCGGAAGCTTTGTAGAAGTGCTAACAATGGCAACGGGGTCGCCGGGTTTTAAAGCGGTAGCCTGAGTGCTATCCACCAAACCAGCATAAGAGTCCAAGTTTGCTTGCAAATCCAAGCGACCTTTGATTTCGCTTGTCGGAGCAAATTGGTTCATTTGATAAGCAAATTTAGTTTCCATTTTATTCTCCTTTAATTATTTTTTACCATAACGGTCTTTGCCTAATTTTAAGCCAGTAGCCATTGTAGAAACCTTGTTACCACAGATGGCCTGTTTTGCGTTTTTAAGAGCTTCAAAAAACGAACCACTTTTGGAGTTCTCCTTTTCTTCGCCTTTTTCTTCTTCCTTTTTATCGTCAGAATCTTCAGCGTTTTCTTTCGGTTCTTCCTCTTTTTTATCTTCGTCTTCTGCGTTCTTACACGCATTATCAGCTGGTTTTTCTTCTTCGGCATTTTCTTTTTCTTCAGCCTTTTCTTCGTCTTCGTTTTTACCGCAGGCGTTTTCTTTGGCTTCGTCTTTTGAATAACCGAGTTTTTCAGCCAGACCGATAATAGTTTTTACCTTTTCAGACAGACCACCCTCAAAATCGCCCTCTCCTTTTGCAGAAATGGCGGCGATTTCACGGATTAATTTCCGATGGTCTTCGTCTTCGGCATTCTTTTTGTCTTCGGCAATCTTCTCTTCAATAGCATTCTTAACCGTTTCTTTAATGGTTTCTGTTAAACCAGCGGCCACGGAATTTTGAACAGAAGCTACCAAAGCATCCATATCTTCTTTGGATAACATTTCATTCTCCTTTGAATTTTTTAGTTGTTCTAATTCCTGTTTTCTGTCCTCATTGAATTTTTTAAATTCAGCCGGTGTCATAATAACAGCCTCCTCATACCGAGGATTATCAACAAGGGCCAGATGTCCATACGTTCCATTCTTTACCTCTTTCTGGTAATCAATGTCGTGATAAACACCACCGCCCCCATACTCGGTTGGGAGATATGCGTTTGACACAGCCCAACCCTTTTCAATGTAGCTCTGGGCCTCATCATCAGCCATAATTTCAGCCCACCAAGCTCCATCAAACTCGTTATAAAAACTTTTAACAACTTCGCCAACCTTATCCTCTTTAAGGGTGTTCATATTGATTTTATCAACGTGGCGAACAAACAAAGGCTTGCCCTCAAAAGACTCATTCATCTTTTTAAGAGCTTCATTTGTTACTAAATATAAATTGTCTTTTCCATCTTCATAATAATGGACTAAACCCTCTTTAATATGACGGGCATAGTACCTTTTAGAAAACCTTTTGTCGTTTTGTAGCATTTACGCCTTTCCTATCAATAATAATTTATTTTATAACTTTTTTTACCACTTGTCAAATGACTTATCCACCAACCGCAATATATCTCTTTGTTCTCTTAGATTTATATGGGAAACTTTCCTCTGGTAATGGCTTCTTTTCACGGTCAGGCGTTGTGAACTTATTACTTGTCACATCTACCTCTTTTACTTTACCTTGTTCACTTGCCATAGCCTCTTTTTCTGGCTTATTAGGATATTTTAAATTACCGTCTTTTCCACCACCATTTTCTTCGGGATTATCACCAGCCTCATCAGAACCGCCAAAGAATTTACTGAACAAACCCTTCTTCTTTTTCTTGTCTTCTGATTTTTCCATACCTATCTTGCTGTATGTGTTGTGGCTCATAGCTTCAACATCTTCTTCAGAATATGTGAAAGGTAAGAGGTTACCATTATTACAACCAACCATAAAGTCGCCAACGCTTACTAATCCATTTGCATACGCTTGCACTAAACGATTAAATTGGCTGTTTTTCATATTTTCTTCTTGTTCTGCAGAAAGAATACGCAAAGAGTTAAACTTGATTGACATATCTTCTGGTATTCTACCAAACAAGTATTGGCAACAAATCTTTAATACGTCAATGACTAAGAACTTAACCTTGCTACGAATTTCACTCTCAATCATAGAGTTGTAGTTTTCAATATCATCTTCACCAGAGTTAAATCCTGCGGCACTTACACCAAACAACTTTGTCATAGGCATTTTCAATTCAGATGCAACTCCCTGACGAATTTGTGTTAAAATATCACTCAACCCAGAGAACGACAACTGTTTCTGTTCATATTTGTCATTAGTATCAAGAATAAGGGCATTTAAATACGATTTCAGAGAGTTTGACACTTGAACCCTACGCTCTGCCACCTTCGTGCCATTTGCCGTTAGCATAGCAGTATTAAACCCATTTAACTGATAAACGTCTATCTTGGCCTCATCTAACAATTCAAAAATCAAGTCTTGGTTCTTTAAATAAGAGTTAATAGAACGAACAACACGTTCAAGCTCACTCATACCCCACCCACGAAGTCTTGGCTTGATAAATGACGGTGCAACCTTACCACAAATAGGCAAAACACGAGTTCTATTCAAACGTACACCATAATAGTTATACAGAAGTTCAGGCTTATCTGTTTCCCACGGGTTCCAAATGTTTGTTTGGTCTTTATAAAGTTCCCACATATCAGCAGCCTTAAACTCTAATGGGCTTCCTTCGTGTACTTTGTTAATGTCAAACTCCTTCTTCGGGTCTTGGTCAACCATAATGACCAAACCACCACCACCAAACAGACGAGCCCAAACAACAGCCTGCTTGATTTCATCAATAATACGGTGTTCTTCAACAAAACGTAAAAGTTTTGTCTTTTCTTTGTCTTCTAACTCATTTGTTTGAATATCAAAACCAGAACGGAAAGCATCATCCACTGGTTGTTCACAAAGTGTTTGAACCAATCCATATTCAGCATAAGCCTCAGACAACACCGACCGATAGTTTGAAATCAGGTTCCAACGAGTGTTTAAGAAAATGGTATCTAACCGAGAGTTCTGTGGTGCAAATGGATTACCACCCAAACCCCAAGTCTGAATAGCACCTGCAAAATCAGCCAAACTATTCTTTACATCTTTACCGTTTTTCTTTTCTGTGTTTCCTTTTACCATTTTCTACCTCAAATAAAAATAGAACTCAATCCTGTCGCACCAAAAGCTATATCTATCGCATCATTCATCGGGTCAATCTGGTCATCGTGTTTATGCGATAAATCAGCCTTAAATGCGGCCGCTTCGGATAATATACTATTACTTATATCATATTTCTCATTAAAAGGCAAATAGACCCAACCATTCGCAATATATGGTATTGCTGTCATAGCACGAGAGAACTTATCCATACTAACCCATTGACCCTTTTCATCTTTGTGCCTATTACGTTGAATAGGTATAACTGGAATAGGGTCTGTCTTTTTAATTTCTTGTATAACACCGATACCAGACGATTTATCTTCAATATAAAACCCATAAGGTGCAACACAATCAGTTCTACTCTGACTTTTACGCCAAAATAGTTTAACTTGCTCTCTTAGCTCCTGAGCATCAAACTTTCCACGAACCATATCTATAAGGTGCAATTTGTTGTCAAAAGTCTTTGCCCATAGTTGAAATACAGTAAAGTCGTTACCCTCACCCTTCTTTTGAGCCGTATCAGCCGTAATAAAAGACATTTGATAATCATAATGCTCTGTTGGTTGATAGAACCTAAACCACTCTGTTTTATAAACAGAGCCCCCAATAACTATAGGTTCTTGCTGATATTGTCCATAATATACAAACGGAGATAGTTTCTTTAACTTTAACAAGTCCTCTTTTGAAAACTTTTCTGGCCATAAAGCCTCACCCTTTTCTTCGTCAAGAGCAGGAATTTTAACAATATCCCAGTCTTCTGACTCGTTCTCCATAATATACCCAGATAAATCTTCAATGGCCAACCTCTGCATAATACAAATCATAGGGCTTCTTGCTTGATTATTGGCCCGTGACTTTAATGTATTCAAATAATAGTCAATAGTATTCTGCATTTCGGCCTGTGACTTAACATTTGATGCTTTCAAAGGGTCGTCAACTAGACAACAACCACCATAAACATCGCCAGAAATACCATAACCGAAACCTGTTAATGAACCACCCAACGGTGCGGCACGGAAACCACCGCCCTGTTCTGTGGCCCAATAATCGGCACCAGTCTTTGCTTTGTTCAATTTAATGCCAGAAAATGCCTTAAATGCAGGGCTTTCCACGATTTCACGAATGTCTTTTGAGAAATTACTAACCAAATCATCAGAATATGAAGTATAAATACAGTTGCTCTGTGGATTAATCAGGTATGACCAAGCACAAAAATACTTCATAATGCTAGATTTTCCAAAACGTGGAGCTATGTTAATCAGCAAATTACGCTTTTTATTACGCCCAAAGACAATATCTTCCAATTTATGAATAATTAATAAATGAAATGGCTTAAAAATGAACTCATTATGATACATATACCAATGAAAGAACCGAATAAATTGCTCAAATGACGAACCAAGTATTTGATGAGCCAATACTGGCTGTTCCATAAACTTATTTAAGACTTCTTCGTTCATCATACTTCTTGATATTCCACTTCTATTGGTTTAGGAGTTCCTCTAAGCATATCATTCAGTTCTTTTAGCTTGTTCTGGTCAATTTCAAGGCTGTGTGTGACCGTTTGCTCAACTTTAGTCTTATTACCATACAGCGTTGGGAAGAGGCGTTCTACGAGCCATTTAATGTTGTTTGTGATACTTGCATAGGTAGAACTATCAATTCTATTCTTTTCAAGCTGGTGGCTAAGCGTTTCTAACCGAGCAACTTGGCTTTCAGCATACACTTCACGAGCTTCATCTAGTTCTTTTTGCCAAGCAGGGTTATTTTTACACTCTTTAAAGAACTCATCAGGCAAAACACGCTTGTTTATACAGGCTTGAAACGGAGAAACACCACTTTTAATCTCTTTTATGATGCGAAGGAACGCTTTTTCGTCCATTTCTTCTACTCGGAACGAAATTGGGTCGCCAGACTCATCATATCTGCGTTCTTCACCCTTTGCATTGACCTCATCAACCATTCTGTGCTTGATTTCACGTTCTTCAGCCTCTTTTTTGGTCATTGTTCCACTCGGATTTTCAAAAGTAGGCACTTCAGCGGGTATTTCAGGCTCTGGATGTAGGCATTTGTTCTGAGCAATAGCGTTTCTACCATCTTTTTTCAACCGATACAAACGCATTCTCTCCTTAACAGGGAGCCCACTCTCTTTTTCTTTTTCAGTTAATCTGTCAATTTCAGCCTTTGTCACTTCATTTTGAACGACTTTTTCAGACAAATTCTTTATTTGTACAAACATATTATCCCCTTTCTCTATGTTATCATAGCAAAAAAGAAAAATAATGTCAAATAGTAAAAATCTGGTGGATATTTACTACCCACCAGACCACCATTGCCGAAAGGAGAGGCAAACTCAAATTCTATCTATGGTCTTTCCATCGTCATTCATAACGAAGATTGGACCAGTTGTGATGTAAGTCTTTTCATCCACTTGTATAATAGAAACTTCTTCATTACAGGCGCTAACTGGTGCATCTAATAATGGATTTTCACTTATAAGGTTTATCTTTTCCGATTCTTGACTATCAGATAGAATTGGAATCATAAGCTCATAT